CTTAGACGCTTGCTTGAGAAAAGATTGCGTACTCAACAGTCAGAGATGAGCTAACGCTAGGAGTGATCTTGATATCGTTGGTATCTGCTGTAGCGCCGTAAGGCATCAACAAAAAGTCTCCAGCATACAGTCTGCCGATACCTTCAGAGTTCATCTCTACAGTCACATACTCTGTATCGGTAGTGCTTGCGTTTCTAATGTACACCTTGTGAGCCCCATTAGCAACATAGTCAGCTCCATCGAAGAGAGTATACTGAGAGGTTGCTGTAGTTGTTTTTCTTCCGATACCAGAGGTCTGATCCAAAGCTACTGACGTACCAGCTTTCTTAAACTGAGTGCTAGAGGTAAGCGCCAAGGAATCATTCGTCAAGTTCGGGCTTGAAATCGTAAGTGTGGCTTGAAGCCTTGGTACGTCTGCGAATGCCATTTTTTCTTAGTTGGTTAGTGCAAATATAAGTTTATTTCTTCTTTCCCTTTTTGGCTCGGATCTTAGCGGCTTCCTTCTTTCCGAAGGCGCTTTTTACTCTAGCCATCGCCCAAGCGTGTTGAGATACTCTTGGTCTGTTGCCAGAAGACATGTATGCAGCAAGACCTCGACGGTATACTTCTTTTTGTGCGGCACTAAGTCCAGCCATACCGCCTCCCTTGTACTTTCCAATTCTGCCGCCTTCAGCCATTGAGTCTCTCTCTTTCATCAGCTTGTCTAGGTTCTTTGGATAAGGCTTGCCCTTCTCGTAGATCTTAGCAATCTTTTTTATGAGCTCCGCTCGCCTCCCTCTGTTTGAGCTGCCCTTAAGGTACTTCTCATTAATCTTCATGACTTAGGGTGATCTACCAGCTTGAACTTAGCTTTCTTTACAGCACCGGGGTGCGGCTTGTAATCACCTTTCATCAGGTAGTATCTACCCTGTTCTTCCATCCAGTGGTGACCAGCAGGGGGATCAATACTTACAGACTTGTTGGAGATGCTGAGCTTACCGCCCTTCTTGAATCCGGGTACACCCCGTCCTTTCAGTATGTCTTTCTGATCTACCTTCCCGTCTTTATTTAGATCAGGGAAACCTTTTTTCTTAGCTCTCATTGTACTTGGTTTTTAGCTAGAAGCAGCTTGATCTCTTGTACTGCCTCAATCAATGTCTTCAAGTCTTTCTTGAACTCAGCGTTATCGCTTTCAAGAACCGTGACTTTAGCTTCAAGCTTTGAGTAGTCTACTTTGTGCTTCACCCAAGTCGCCACCAGCGCAGCGATGATTGCAAAGATTTCGTACTGAGTCAGATCCATTACCACTTTACTTTATTCGCCCAGTATGCAGCCGACATTGGCCCCTTGGCGATGTTCTTTCTATGTCTTGCTTTGAAGGACTTTCTTTTTGCTTTCATCCTTTTGGATTCCCCAGCTTTAGGTTTGCCAGCAGTACTCGCACCTTTCTCTCCAAATCGAATAGTCTTGACCTTATCACCAACCTTTGCGACCACGATGTGAGACTTCTTGGGGTGATCTGGTGTACGCTTCGGTTTGTTGAAACCAGAAACACCAGCACGCTTCAGCCTAGAGTCCTTCTTCGCCTTCATTCTCGCAAAGATAAAATCTATACCGATACGAAATAATTGCTCTCATTTCATTATGTACTTCTGTGCGTAGTGTCTGTACACTGTGCTGCTTTGAACAGTATCCCTAGCACTCTTGACTACCTTCCCATCGAAGGTTTCGTACTCCCACACGTTGTAGATCGTAACGCTGTCCGGCTGTATAGGAACATACACTCTTACGGTATCGTACACGGTGATGTTAGTCACCTGCTCTAGCTCTACGATCCTAACCACCATGCTATCTCTTTCCCTCACCACCTCTTTCACGATGGTCTCAGTCTTGTCCATGATGTTGTTGATTGTCTCCTCAATCTCTATGACTATGGTGTCAATCTTAGTCTGAGTAACAACGGTGGTGACTGTATCCCTGACCGTTTCGTACTCGTACTGTAGAGCAGGATCATAGGTGAACTCAACTGTACTGACCTCGTTGTTGCAGTTTCGAATAAACAGTGTGCATAGGATAACCACTGCTGCTATGGCTAGTATGTACTTATTCTTTATTCGCAAGTTCGTTGAGTATTTCTAGTCGAGCCGCAGTACGGGCCAAAATGCTATCACTTCTGTGCAGCCTTACGGATAGCTGCTCTACCTTACCTTCGAGGTAAACTGTACGCTCAGAACATTTTTCAATCTGATCCGTATAGTTCATTCTATTGTCCACATAAAGATACCCCACCGCCAGAGTCACAAGGAAGAACACTGCCATAGTGGGGTTTTTTACGAACTGCTCAAATGTCAGTGGAGCTTTCATTTACCTCTTCTGCACTTGTATTTAGTTAGATCACCTCTGTATTTTACGGACTCACCCTTCTTTGCGTGAGCCTTGTAGTCGTATCCTTTCTTAGGTGCTGCACATCCCACAGCGAGGATTAACGCAGCTACAATGAGCTTTTTCAATCTTTGTCAGATCTCACCACAAGGTTAACGTCACCGAACTCTCCCCTCTCTATGGTAATAAAAATGGTCTCGCAGTAGAACGCCATCTGAACAGTTCCACCAAAATCCATATCCCACTCTACCTCTGTGGTAAATGGTGTGGCGTGATAATCAATTGGCTCGTAGTGGCGTGGAGTGTACGCTTGTTTAGGGGCGCATGCAGCCAAGAATACAAGTAGGAGTAGAGCAATGTTTTTCATGACTAATACATATCAGCAAACTTCTCCTTAACAGTAAAGCTAGGACAAGCTTTATTAGCAAATTCGTTATGACCATGTATAGTCATGTGGTTACCATACAGAGTGCGTAGAGAAAGAACAATCATTCTCCAAGCTTTTTCTTGTTCTGGATTCATGGTATCCTTTGGCTTGCTGTCTTCGTCAAGGCCTCCGATATAGCATACCCCGACTGAGTCTTTATTGTGACCCTTTGTATGAGCGCCAGACCTCTCTAGTGGACGACCTAGCTCGATGCTACCGTCAAGACGGATAACCCAATGGTACCCGATATCCGACCAGCCTCTACCGTTTACGTGCCATCCACGAATAGTAGCCGCACTAAAATCTTGCCCCTCTTTAGTTGCGGAGCAGTGTAATATAATTCTGTTTAGATCTCTCATTGCTTTTTATTCTTCGGGTTCGGGTGGATCATACTCTTTCAACTCAGCTTCTGTTAAAGTTACGATCTCTAATACCTCTCTGTTTACTACTGGGTTTCCTGTTGGAGCATACGTACCAAGAATGAAGTCCATAATCTGAGACCCAATCTCACCCATGTGATCTGCGATATCGCTGTAATAGAAGAACCAGATATCTTGAGTTGGATGCTTCTTGTAGTTGGCTACGTTAGATGTGACCTGTCCATCATCATAGCGCTGCTCTACAGTGCTGATCCAGTTGGCAAGTTGCTGTATGTGTTGAGCAGAAAGCTCTTGATATAGGCGTATAATTCTCATCAGGTATATAGACTGTATTGTGAGTTCATGTCATCACGGATAGCATCACTGTTCGTTGTAGACTGAGAGCTGTCAAAAATAATTAGCTCGTAAGTATATCCGTCCCATTCGTGATTTGTAGCATCAGCCCCTAAGTTAAAGGAGTCAGCCCCAGAGTGAGCGGTCGTGGTGTTGGATGTAGAGCCTATCTCCGAGCCGTTTACGTCTATACGAAGGTTAGAACCGTCATGATGATAGTAGTTGTATTCATTACCAGAAGTACTAGCGGGGCTTGTTGCAAACTGAACGCCTCTCCAAACAAATCGATTGACATTAGAATACCTGTTGGTTCTAAAGTAAGTAATACCTCCATTAGCATGTGGTGCTGTTGATAGGGACATGTTGGTACAAAAACCGGTGTCATTGTTATCTGTAGCATGGTGTATACTTACCGCAGGACCAGAGCTAAGAAAACCACCTGATACCTGAGCTACGCTTGACAAGTGAACGTCTGATGCACCGCTAAACTTTACTGCCCGACCTGTAGTTGCACCATCATCAAATGTTGGTTGACGACTAGAAGTGGCTTGCTGGAGGTCTCGACCAGCACCACTTTGATCGTACCACTTCACTACGTGGGCAGTATCACTACCAAGGAACGTGTCAATAGCTGAGTAGTCTACAGTCTCACCCATACCAAGGCCAGAACCAAAGTCTTGCTCAGTGTTGTCTGAGCTTCTACGCAAACGTATCAGAGGCCCAGTATACCCACTGTTAATCCGTCTAGTGCTGAGTGCTAATACAGGGCTGTCAGACGAAAAGTTCGCTAGATCCAATCCACTAAATGAATATACATATGAGTTTATCAGGAACATTAGGCAGGGTTGTAGTAAATAGTAACCTTGAGTCCTGCACCTGCGGTTGACGATCCAATACCATCAATGTCAATAGTCATCTCTGCATCATCAGCAATAGAAGCGTCTGATATGACAGCAGCTGTTGCCGCTGTTGTGGAGGTTTTCTCCCCAGCATCTATGGTCAGCTTAGTAGAAAGAATAGTTGATCCAGACTCATTGATATCAACAGTAAGCGCAGATCCAGCGGGAGCTGTTGTAACGGATGCCCTTACCGCAGTGATGGTAGCAGCCTGTGGCATACGGAACGTAGCCTTGGCAGCACCTGTAGTCAGTGCCGTTGTTTCGTCAGAGCAAGCAACAGTAAGACTGCGAGCAGTTGAGTTCATGTCGTCAACCACAAGATCTATCGTGCCATCAGAATCTTCGTATGTGGCAGATATACGTGTCTCGCTATTGCTGCTGAACATTGCACCAACAATATCCTGCACCTGCTCAGTGCTTAGCTGAGTGTTAGTGTCTGTTACAGTGTTAGTAAAAGTAATCTTGTCGCCAGATCTAGCGATGGACATTCCTGTACCAGCCTCAAGAACTACATCATCCGTGGTTCCGTCACTGTCAGTGAGCCTAATCTTTTCTTCATCAGAGTTGTCGCCATCCACGCATGAGACGGTGTAGGTTTTACCATCAGCACCAGCAGCACCAGTGGCCCCCGTTGCACCTGTAGCTCCGGCGGGGCCAGTAGCACCTACTATGCTTACGCTTATGGGGGATACCGATTGCTTACTAATAGTGATCGGCGTACCTCCGTTTACGGTAACTGTGATTGCCATTATACGTCAGCGTTTACTTTGAATGAACCAAACAGATGGGTTTTGACAACACCATCGCTAGTATTCTGGAAGTCGTAAGAGTATGTCCCCGGAAGAATCTCAGCCATAATGGAGGCATCAATAGTAATAGTAGCTTTTGCGTTTGCAATAGATCCAGCTCCAGTGCCGATAGAAATACCGCCATCATCAACGGCAATCACCGATCCTGCGGGCTTTCTCTCAGCGCTTCGCGCAGCAGTAACTTGCTCTCTATTCTTGACAGTTAACTGCCAACCGCTAGTAGCAACAGCCTCACCAAAGTCCAGCTCGAGTGAGAACGTATCTCCTCGTCTACAAGTGATGTTCAGGCGGGTGGCGGTATCTAGATTTACTGATGACATTACTGGTTAATTATCTGGTCAATGATTTGGCCAACTTGATCTTTTGCTTCAGCGGGTTCGGCACCAGCTTGCTCAAGGGTTTCAGTAAGCTCTTCTCTCAGCCCTTGTCTTTGTGAGATGAGTTGAGACTGTTTGACTGCTTGCTTTTCTACGCGCTCATTCTTTTGCTCCTCCTTGAAGACTTCAATCTTCTCTTTGAACTCTTGCTCTTCTGTCTTAAATCCAAGGGTAGCCTGAGCTCTGATCATTTCAATCTCTCTCCTATGCTCATGCTTCATCTGCTCCATTTGCGTCTCAAGCTGATTCTTGAGCTGCATCATCTGAGCTTCGGTTTGATTCTGCATTTGAAGCTCCTGCATGCGAGACTGTGATGCTTGCTGTGCAGCTTGCGCTTGCATCTGTGCTTGCATCTGAGAGTTCTGCTGGGCCATCCGTTGAGCTTGAGCCTGACGCTTTTTACGTCTGACAATCAACAGACGCTCTGCTTGATTGATGTCTTTGAGCTGTCTGATGGCAATAGCATCCTCGATGTCAATCTCTTTCTGAGACAGAGAGATCTGAATGTTTTGCTCCAGATACTGCTTCTCCATCTCCTCCATTTCTTTCTGTACGGTTACACCGAAGTTGTACATCGGCATGTTTGCAAACGTAGAGAGCAGAGAGATGTTCTCGTTCCCAATAGCGTTAGCGTACATCTTGTACAGAATGGATTCGTTAGGGATCACCTGAATACACTTCACGATGTCTGCACAGACTTTTCTGAACAGCATCATTGAAGCATTTGTGATATCATAAATGGCGTTGTTTCCAGCAGCAAGAGCCATCTGCTGTACTCCCACAAGAGCATCACCCTTCGGAGTAGAAGCGTCCATAGCTTCGTTAATACCAGTAGTATCTCTAATGAGACGCAGGTAATGATTGTACAAACCGATGAACTCGTTGATGTTTCTGATCGAGTTGCCAATCTCACGAATCGGAGGATTCTGGAAGCCACCTTCTGGGTTTTTAGATCTATAGTAGAAGACACCAGTCTGCTCGTAGATGTCGTGCAGATCTAGAGGTTGAAGCTCACCACCCTTACCGAGCTGGACGTTCTCCAGACCTTCGATATCAATGATGATACCGTCAGGCTTAGCCTTAGCGATTGCCTGCTGGATCTTCAAGTGAGTGAGTTGCAATTGATCAGCAAACCCAATGCAGCTATCCACCATAGACTTTGGAATCATATCCAAGAAGTTGGCCGCTACTACCGAGTAAGAAAGATTTGCTCTAGAGAGGTCGTGCAGGTTTTTAGGAATGTTGGTCTTGAGGCCGTAATTGAAGATGTAATTACATCCTACAACGTAGCAACCGCCATAGATGGTTTCGTTCTCCATCCTAGTAACCTCTCTCTTGTATACAGAGTTTGTAGGTTCTTTATAGCTGTTTCCCTTGAAGTAGAATCCAGTATTTCCGTGACGACTTTCTTTGGACTCGAAGAACATGCAATCGACAGACTTGAACTCAAAGTCCATAACGTCAATCATGTACTCATCATAACCAAACTTATATTTTTTCAGATGCTCATCGTATGAGCTCTCACTCATTTTTGACAGATCATACCCATACTTCTTCTGAGCTTTTTTAGCGATCTCCTTCATCTGCTCTTCGCTGATCTGATCCCCAGCAATCCTTCTCAACTCAGAGATAGGCATACGCTTGATATGACCAGCATAAACAACATCGCCGAAGTTGGGATCTTCGGTGTAGCTATGTACGAAGTTTACAGGATCAACGTAGTCTTCGGTGATGCCGTAGTTGGGGTCGTTCTGTCTCTTCACAACAGCCATACCTACTACAGCTAAATCATTCACGCAGCGTCTGTACGTAGTGTCAGAGAAGTCATTCCACTCAAGCGTCATGTTGGTGGCAATCTGCGCTGCGATCTCAGAAGACGATTTGATGTTGTTGCCGATGAAGATCTCTGCTTCTTCGAGATTGTCTGGAACCTCAGCCATCTTAGCCTGACCAACGCCGAGCTTGTCTGAGATCTGTTTCATCCCAGCTTTAGACTGCACTTGCATCTCAATCTTTCTTCTCTCCAGATCTTTCTCTGAAGAGGAGAGTGGGTCAACTGCCTCAAGATTAGGGTAGGGCTTTTTTGAAAGAATCTTGTTTACGACAATCCGCACAAACTTAGGTAGGATGGGTACTGGGGTAAAGTCTAGATTCAAGAAGCTGCCATCACCATTGTTCGGGTCGAGTGAGGTGAGTAGCTGTCTGTAGATTGAAGTGTCTTGGGTTCCGTTCGCATACCTGCGGTTTCTCTTGAAGATACGCTTTCTCCTTTGTAGCAGAGACTGTGCTGTATCCATGTCACCCCACTGGTCCAAGATCGCCTTAGCGTATCTCATTCCGTAAGCCTTCCCCTCTTTTACTTCCCTCGGCTCAAGCGGGTCTGGGAAACCCATTTTTGATTTCTTCTGACTTCCGTACATATCCTTGCAAATATAGAGATTCTATGAATGAAAGGATTTAGGCTTATGCTTACGGAAGAACTTCTTCTCATCAAAGTTGGATTCTACTTTTTTCTTCTTCTCTTTTTGTGCCGCGAGAAGAGCCAGACCAGATGATATAGTAAGGTCATACTTGGTTCTCTTGTCTATTTTGTACGCTATCCAATCTTCTAGGGTTCGGTTAAAATACATATTCCCAAACACATCAGTCTCGGGCTTGATACCTACATGGTTGTGTATGTAGTGCTCAATTGCTTGTGCATGAGACTGTATCATATCCACTGAGTTAGATGGTACACCCTTGGTCTTCACCCTTACTTTACTACTTGAACTGGAGAGGTGTTGTGGTCTGTCCATCAGATAGTTATCGTATCCTCGCTGCTCAAAATATCTAGCGATCCCATACTTGTTATTCTCTATCAAAAGAGGGTAACCGTAATAGAATGCAGCCATCAAGACATCCTCATAAAATATGGCAGCAAGGTCTGGACGTGAAGCATACTCCAACACAAACATGTTGGATGGTGCCTGCATGTTGAACTTGTTGTACAGGTGCATAGCTCCCTTCGATCCTCTACCATCCACAGTCTGATCCAGATCGTAACTATCGACACCACCTACGCCTACATGCGAGTTTGCGGGTGACTTCTTGCCTCCCCTATCTTCAATGTACTTGTTTCTATGCTGAGGCTCTGGGTGCCACGACACTCGGAATCTACCATGAGGGTCAGGAGAGAATACAACCTCTTTGTCTTTCTCCTTCCAGATAAAGTTCCCTTGTACTACTGGGTCTGGGTACAGGTTGTTATTGTGGTCAATCTGCTGGTATATCTTACCCACGTTGAACACACTGCCTTCGATGCTATCACGGAACGCCTCGTCGATACTCCACGGAAACTGTCGAACTGTCTCGTTCATTTCCTTGGGGTTATTCTTCAGTGCGTTCCTTTCGTTCTTCAGGTATGTCTTGGACCCGATGTCGATCATCTCCCCATCTATCCCCATCACAGGTTCCTCGGGGTCTTCGGCTACACAGTTGCCGTACTGATCAAAAAACCCTTCGAGTGCGTCATAGGCTGGGATGAACAGCCCGTACAATCCACTCTTGGTCCTACCGTTGGCGTTACGCTCTGTAGGGTCGGAGTCATCCCATAACTCACGGAACTCCTCCCCGCCTTTGTCCATTGGATTTACTGTAGATCCGACCAGAGCCTTCCCTACAATCTTTCTACCCACGATAAGACAAGTGCGCTCAATGCGCCACGCCTCACGTATATCCGCTGGCTTCTCCCACTTACCAGCCTCATCGAGGTACAGTATGTGAAGCTTCTCACCATCGTATGCGTTGTTAGTGGTGTTCTTCCAGTTGATGACTGTGTTCAGCGCATCACCCTTGGTGGATGTCTTGTTGTTCTTTGTGATTCGTTTCGACGGCTCTCGGAATGCCAGCTCCATACGTGGGTTGGTAGTACCGTCTTGAATAGGTTTGAAGAAGAATGGGTACGACTTAAACATCGACACCGTCTTTTTCATGAAGATGTTCTCCTGAGCATCCTTACCAGTCTTTGACTGAATGCCCAGCAACTTGTCTTTAACTTGCGTAGCCTCATCCACAAGAACCGCAGAGCAGATATTAGTGTAACCAGAGCGGCGACACTTAGTATAAAGCTGACCGATGCAACGAGGATCAGCTTCGCAAGCAGCCATGTGGAGATAAATCCTCCTTTGGAAAGCGAAGTAGTATGGGTGTCCAATATCAAGCTTGGTCCATTGGAGTAGCATGTAGTGCCTACCTGTAATGTACGTAGGCTCCCCATTATTGTAAATCCAAACACCGTTACGGCGGCGGTCAAACTCCCTTTCGATATATGGAAGAAATCTTTTCCTGAACTCAGAAGGTTTCTCATACCACTCATCCATACTTCGTATTGACGACAGCTCTTGCGGCACGTCAAGCCTTTGCCACATCTGCATCTTCCGAGGCTCTTCAGAGAATAGGATTTCTTTCTTGGGTGGTTTCTTCGGGAGCGCAACAAGTAGCCCGTCGATGTCGAGGACTTCACCGTGTGTCCCTCGAGGATCCACGACAACAGCTTTATCTTCATAGCCTTCTACTTCGATCAGCATGATCAATATTCTTTAAGAGCCTCCCAAAGCATCAAGGGAACTTCATACTCTTTGAAGGTCTCCATGATCAGCTTCGCTAGATCCTTCTGCCCTTGCTTGTACCCATCTTTGAATGGGTCACCATGAGATGCATTCCAGCTGTCTTCGAAATACCAGTAGTCGTCGTGAGTGAAATCACTTACTATATCGTTCTGCAATTCCTCCAGAGAAGTCTCTGTCTTCTTCGATGCTCCCATTCTCTTGTAGTTCTTTCACCATCTGCTCCAGCTTCTGTCTTTCGATCAGCAGCTCTTTACAGTCGATGGCGGTTTGTTTGATTGATTGAAGCTCCGCTTTACGTGCAGAGCCACCTGCTTCTGGATCGACAGGCTTTTTTACTTCGGCAATCATGTTGTCGATAGCGACCTCCATGCTTGACATGAGTCGCCTTGCCGCACTTACAGTGGTGAACTTACGTTTCGACATACAGGAGATCTTCTGCGCGAACACGATAGTACTCCTTATCTTCTACTTGGACACGATAGTCCATGCCTTTACGGAAGCCAACGACATCACCTTTCTTTACTCCAAGCTCATCTAGCTCCTTGCAATCAAAAGCAACTCGTCCTGTTGTGATGGGGTCTTCTTCGATCTTTACGATCTCAATAATCTCAGAAGCTGGCTCATCTTCTTGATCAATTGCTTCCAGTAGTGTCCAACCAAAGAGAGGATGGACTCCCCCAGTTTTTTTACACTTGTAAGCAAACGCTTGATTGTTGAGCGTAAACTGCTTATCACACTTGACAATGTAATGGTCCTCAACCCCAGTAAGTGGTTGACCATTCTCAACGACCACCAAGTGATGAAAATATAAAGTGTCGCCAACCCGAGCATCAACTTCGTAGCGCTCCGGCCAAGCCACGACTTCGCCTTCATTAACCCTGTGCTTAAACTCATCAAATTTTGTATCTACGTAAAGTTCTAAACCACCCGGCGTGAGGATGGTGTCGTTGATACGCTTTGGTATGTCAACGACAAAAATATCAAGTGTTCTCATAAATTAAAAATTCAAATCAAACTCAAGTATGCAGGGCATTCCGTCGATAGCCTTCCACAGTTGAGTACCCTCGTCATCTTCAATGTAGACAAGGTATCTAGTCTTCGAGTGCTTGTGCAAGTATCCTTCATCTTGCAGGATGGCAACGACTTTGCCGCCGCCAGCATTCATACCAACATAATATGCCATGCCGTTCTTGGGGTCTTTCCCAATCACGATCTTCCTAATAAGTCCGTCCATTTTTAATTCAAGTTCAAGTCAATGCCCCCGAACAGGTCTGAGAATCCCTTCCCTTTGTCGTTAGGTTCTTCGAAGGCAGCGTCCATGAGTTTCTTTACTGTATCGAGCTCCTCTCTGTCTTCGAGGTTGAAGCTGAATACAGACTGCATCTCCACCATTCTCCCTTCTTCAATAGCGCCTTTCATCTCTTCCTCTATCAGGCCGAAAACCATTGCGCTCATGACCCTATCCTCGTAGCCGTATTCTCTTGTAAGCGCCTCGATCTCTTGAATCTTTAAGTAGACCTTCGCCATGAATTCGACTTCCTGCTGGTTCATTTCGTCTAGATTTGTGTCTCAAAGATACGAATTATGGCAAAGTCCAGAGTTGCGAAGAAGCGCATGTTCCGAGACGTGTCTTTCATGAAGGAGAGATATCTGGGGTACAACTACCTGAAGAACTTGCGTAACACACGGGAGAGCTTCTGCAAGGCGCACGAGGTATCGGCCAGTCACTTGGAGTTCATGCTGTGGGCGTATGACCTCGAGTTCTTTACTATAGACTACGTAGCAGAGGAGTATGGGATGAACAAGTCAAACGTGGGTAAGCGTATGATCTACCCGATGGTGAAACAGGATCTGATCTACAAGCACTTCGACAAGCTCACGCCCTCTCGTGAACTTGAGGATCACATGTTCAGGGAGGAAACCAAGTTCAACTATCGAGTGCGCTACGCGCTAACTCAGAGGGCTAGGCTGTTGGTCCAGAGGTTCTACAACGCCCTAGATTAGTACTACGTACTAGAAAATAAAGTGGTCGGAAAATTTGGAGGGAATGGGGTAAAGTTCGTATACTAAGATCAGAACGCAAAACCCAAAAGCCGTTATGAAAAAGTTAATTGCATTCCTCCTCGCAGTAATCGCTGCACTCAACATCCAAGCACAAGTAGACTCTGTGATCGTACACACTGATGAATACTGTATCATCCGTCAGTACTTGATCTGGGAGTACGAAAATCTTTCACGAGACACCATCGCCATCATGCACGAACTGCTCAACGATGAGCGTGGGGTACCCTTCAGTGATCGTGTTGCTATCCCGTTAGATCTTGTTGGCCAAGAGTACGCTACCGCTGAGTACGCGCTAGTCACCTTTGAACGACCTAGTGATGGTAAAGTGGCCCGTGTGTTTCTGCACACCAATGTACAAGAAGCAGAAGAAGTCCGACTCAAAGAATCAGACTTCAACTCTTCTCGAGTGCCACTCAAGAATATCTTAGTATTCTAATTATCTCTTGCCTTTGAGACGCTTCGCTCTTTGCGATTGCGTCTCTTGGGCTGGGATCTCGTCTGGACGAACAAAGCCTTTAACGCCAACCTCGCCTAACTTTTTGGCAGCAGCTTGCATTTTCTTGAGCTCAGCTCGAGCCGCGTCAAGCGCCTTCTGAGCAGCATTGGTTTCAGGAGCACCTCTACCATGTCTCTTATTGGCAGCAGCCAGCTCTTTCTCAAGACGGCTAATAGTAGCCAATTGAGATTTGATCTCACCACCTTCTTGGTACATAGGGCGCTTCTTCTTCATCTTGCCACCCATCTCCATCATCATCTGGCGCTTCATCTTGCCGCCACCCGGATAGTTGTTCTTTACAGCTTTCATAGTTGCAAATATAGTTATGATCTAAGTGCCTTCAAACGGGCCTCTAGTTTCTCTCTTTTACTCTTAGCTCTGCTCACTCGCTTGTCACCTCTCTCTTGAGTTTTAGCTACAGCAATCTGATCACGCAGGCTCTTCATCTCCTTGCGCTCCTGAGCTACACCTGCTCTTGTGTCTTTTCTAGCTTGCTGCTTACCTTCTTTCTTGGCTGATCTTTTTCTTGTAGCTGCTTGTCTAGGGGTCTCTTTTGTTTCAGACTCCTTAGATTTCATTTCACCTTTAGGTTCAGCAAGCTTGATCTCAGACTTTTTAGTTGCAATCGGGGCTGCCTCACGCTTCTTCATCTTCTCCATCTTCACCTCCTCTCTCTTAGGAGCTGGCTTTGGTTTGGCAGGTTGCGCTTTTGGCTTAGCAGCTTGAGCCTTCGGCTTCTCCTCCTGCTTCTTAGGCATGTCGGTTCTTTTTACGACTCCTTCATCTTTGCCTTTTACCTTTTGGCCTCCTTTGTATATCAGGTTACCATCCCTGTCATACATTTCTTTTGGAGCTACTGAGTTACCGGGAGCCGTTCCAGCCACAACCATCTTACCGTCTTTAGTGTAGTACACTGAACCACGGGTCAAGATTCCATCTCGCTTAAAGTCTACCTTAGCATTCCTTCTGCTCGCCTCCTCTTTGGCTTTTTTCTTTTCCTGCCCTTCTCGTCGCTGAGCAGTACTCGCTCCTACGGCAACGGGTTGATCTGGATTTTTAGCATTAAACAGCTTGTTAATTCTGTCCTGATAGTCAGCATTGCTCTCCCCCATTTTCTGAGGGTTGTCAGCCATGACTTTTTTTCGTAGCGCTTTATCTTTTTCACTAGCCATTATCTGAATCTTTTGATAGAACCCCCGTACATCATTTTAGGGGGCATGTTATTACTTGGTTGTTCTGGAGCCTGTTCCTCTCCTTCACCTTTCTCGATGATCTCAGATTCAGACTTTTGACTTTCGTATGATTGCATGTCGAGAATGTACTCGCCATCTTTGTTTCGCATAACAGGGAAGTTCTCATCACCGAGCAGGTCATTGCCTTCGGGATTGCGATCCACAGCAAACTCATTCCAGCTACCGTAGATCTTCACCTCTTCACCATTAGGTGATTCGTACATCACGAACTCACGAGAGGTTTCTTCCTCGTACATTACAGGTGACGCTTTCCCGCCACGCATATTAAAGGTATCCTTCGGACCCTGTTTCTTCTGCATGGCTTCCTTAATCATGTCAGCCATAGTGCCGTTATTCATCATCGC